TTACGCATCCTCTTTTATCTCTCCCATATAGTAAAAGCCTCTGCACTCATCAAGCTTCACATTATAGATATTTCCAATCATATCCTCGGTACCCGGAAAATGTACGATTGAATTATTGTCCATACGTCCGGTCACATAGCCGTCCTTCTGGTCATCCATTTCCTCTGCAAGCACCGGCACCACTTTGCCCTCATAGCATTTTGCCTTTTCTGATGAGATAGTCTGAACCTCCTTTAAGAGCCTGTCAAACCTGTCCTTGACCACATCATCCGGCACCTGATTCTCCATGGTAGCTGCGCGTGTGCCTGTTCTCTTTGAGTAAATAAATGTAAAAGCACTGTCATATCTGACCTGCTTAACAACATCCATTGTCTCAAGGAAATCCTCCTCAGTCTCTCCCGGGAAGCCCACAATGATATCAGTTGTGATTGCAATATCAGGAATCTGCTCACGAAGTCTCTTTACCTCGTCGAGATATTTTTCCTTGTCATAGTGCCTGTTCATCTCCTTAAGCACCCTTGAGCTTCCTGACTGAAGTGGCAGATGCATATGTTTGCACACCTTGTCGCACTCCTTTATCGCCATAATCAGGTCATCGGATAAATCCTTTGGATGAGATGTCATAAAACGAATCCTCTTAAGTCCCTCAATCTTATTGACCTCGCGAAGAAGCTCTGCAAAGGTTATAGGATTGTCAAGAGTTTTACCGTATGAGTTGACATTCTGTCCGAGAAGCATTATCTCGCACACTCCGTCTGCAACAAGCTTTTCTATCTCTCTTATGATATCCTTAGGCTCCCTGCTTCTCTCACGTCCTCTCACATATGGCACGATACAGTAGCTGCAGAAATTGTTGCAGCCAAACATGATATTGACACCTGATTTGAAAGAGAACTTTCTCTTCACCGGCAGATCTTCGACAATCTGATTGGTATCCTTCCATATGTCAATCACCTGTGAGCCAGACTCGATATTGTTGCACAGTATCTCTGCGAACTTGAATATATTGTGGGTTCCAAATACGATATCTACAAACTTATAGTGCTTTTTGATATTTTCAACAACCTCCGGCTCCTGCATCATGCAACCGCAGAGAGCAATCTTCATCAGAGGATTCTTTTTCTTGTAGTTCTGCAGATATCCAAGCCTGCCGTACACCTTGTTGTTAGCATTCTCACGTACGGTACAGGTGTTGTATACAATGAAATCAGAGTGCTCATCAGTTCCTTCAACGTAGCCTATCTGCTCGAGTATTCCGACAAGCTTTTCTGAGTCGCGCGCATTCATCTGACAGCCGAAGGTCTTTAAAAACAAGGTTAGTGGTCTTCCCAGTTCTTCGGACTTTTTCTTAACATACTGCCTGGCTTTTGCCATGTAGTAGTACTGTCTCTCAGGCTCGTGGGTTGGCGGTGTCTGGGTGATATCTATGTCATCTAAGTTAATCATGTGTTTTTCCTCTCTTAATTAATCTCATGTGAGTATAACACATTCATTCGTCGATTTGCAATAAGTCAATTGCCATCAGCTTATTTAAAAAGTCCCAAGTTTTTAGGATTCTGTCCGTTAACCTCCTCGGTGAATTTTTTCATCATTGTTGTGAGCTGTCCTGCAGCGCTTACTCCGGCTCTCTTGCAGGCCTGTGTGTATTCATCGACTACCTCTTTTTTAAGCTTGTAGCTTTTGGATATCCAGCCTGCCTTTTTGGCATATTTCTCTGTTGCCACAGTTTGTGGTTTTGGACTTCCTACTGGCATTATTTCTTTTTCTCCTTTCTGTATTTCTGTATAGCATCAATTATCATATAAACGGATGCAAGCATTAATAGCGCTGATGTAAATATGCCTTTTTCCGATGCAATATATATGACCAATGATGCTAGTAAAAATAATTCGCTGAATCTTAGTCTTTTCATATATTATCAAATGAGCTATAATGTTTTTGAAGAGGAGCGGGGCTTTCGCCCCTTTTCCTCAATTAAGAGCCTTTGTTATTGCTTCAATCAGTGTTCCCAAGCCTGCTAAGAAAGTTCCTAGCCCTATTAGCAGTTTAGCTGTTAAAGCAATCAGGCTCTTAATTTCTTTTTTTCTCCTCTTCTTTCGTTTGCTCATTGTCTTATCTCACCTCCTGATATTATAATATCATATGGTGTACCATATGTCAAGTGTTATTTAAAATTTATTTAACTTTTTTCAAAAGATAAAGGTATCCGCCAGTCTGACAGATACCTTTATTTTTGATGTAATTATTTAATTTGTTGAGTCGGTCGGCAGTTCATTGGTATACTTTGATAGTGCCTTTTTGACTGTGCGCCACACCTTTTTGACTGGTAAACCGCACAACGACATATTCTTCAGTATGCTTACAATCTCATATGCTACATAGAGCAGTGCGAAGAACTCCATCGTTCCGACCGTCTGCCCCGGAAGATATGCTCTTGCTTCTTTTGGAATAAATCCGATGAGGTTCAATCTGATGATTGAATCGACCAGAGCTAGGAGCACAAGAGATATCAGCATACCGACCTTCCTGATTGCTCCGTTGATTCCAAAGTTTGAATTGAACTTTTTCTCCTTGATTGCTCGTAGTACTCCGAAGATAGTATCCATTACTATGCATATTACTACTATCTCCATAATTTTATTGCTTGCTGTTGTTATAAAAAATCTTGTAATATCGTTCATCATTTTTTTCCTTATCCTTTCAAGAGTCTGTATGTTGTGAGTAATCCGACATATGCATCCTGTGTCAGTCCTCTGTTCTTTTGGAATACCTTCACGCATTTAGAAAGATAGTCCGTCCACTTTCCGTAATCTGTATCTAACTTCGTGAAGCTGTATACATCGTGCAGTGTTCTTCTTAACCACTTGATTGCAGTCGGGCAGTTGTGTTTTTGTCCGCTCCACAGATTGTGGTTCTTTGCGAATGCCTGCGAGTCGGCTCCGAATTTACCATCTTCTTTCAGTGCATCAGCTCCGGTGAGGTCAAAGCCTACATTCATGGCGTGCTGCCATTTTCTGACCTCTTCACCTTCCAGGTAATAGTCAATATTGCCCTTCCAGCTCTCGTCTTTCGGCTTGGCCGGCGCAGCTTCAGGCTGGCTTGTTACTGTTGTATCATTTGCTCCGAGCTCCACATATAAGAGGTTGGCATCCGTGCTATTGCTGAGTCCGGAGCAGGTGAATGCACTGGTGTACTGCCATCCGTACAGGCTGTGCACAATTGCCGGCTTCTTGGCATCGTTCGGATTGTCCCCGATTGTCATTCCTTTAGTGGATGGGTAGCGGGCTATCCAGAACGGACAGTTAATCTGATTAGCATATGGTAGGATGTAAGTATTGTAGAAACTGAGTCCGGTGTATACTCCGAAATCAAGCCCTGCTGCCTTGATTTCCGACTGATATGTGTTGATGATGTCGATTAAAGTCTGTCCAAGTCCCTGCTGGCATCTGTCCTCCACGTCAAGCCATACGAAGGTCTTTCTTCCGGCAAGTACCTCAATCACTCTCTGTGCATCCGTCTTTGCCTTTTCTACTGTAGTGGCGTATGAGTAATTATATACGCCCTGAATCGGCATTCCGGCTTCTGTACAGCCCTTCCAGTTTTTCTCGAAGGTCTTGTCCGGGTTCAAGTCCTTTCTGATGATTTTTAAGATAGCGAACTGTACACCAGCCCATTTAACTTTGTTCCAGTCTATTGCGCCTTGGTATGATGATACGTCAATTCCTTTCATGACGTCTCTCCTTTCGTTCTGTGCATTTGTATTAATGTTGTTCATAAGCTTGCGCCCCTTTCTTTATATTATAAGAGCCGGCACCTCATTTGGTGTCGGCTCCTAGGCTCTATTTGTTAGTTACATATTAAATTTTATATTTTCTATCACGCTCCCTAACCAGAGTTAATGTTGTCAATAATTGTGCAAACACTTCAAACCAAGTATACGGTATGTCTTTTTGTATAATAATTTGTGTTGTAGCTGATACTTCATATAATCAAGTTTTAACTTTAGATTTTTTATTTTTAAAACTTTAATTTTATCTACCATAAACCCTGTAAACACACTGACAAGTTGTATCTTTACCGAGTATTACGTTACGAAGCCATGAACTTCTGTTTTGAATACTATTTTTTATTGTATTATAAACTATACACCATGAACTGTAATTATTATTGTCATAGTAATTCCCGTCTAAAAATAAGAATTCAAGATTATTAGATTCTGATACTGGAAAAACATAGTCTCTTGTAATATATGAACTCCCCGAATAATAAAGCATAAAATTTACCCTTAATTCTCGATAACTTTTTATATTTGATATTACATGTTCGTTAACATCTCTAAATGTTCCGATTTCTTTCCAATCTTGCTTATTTGAAAGATTACCTAAACTCTGGTTTAATGCACTTATAGCTCCAGTACACGTTCCATCCCCTATCTTGGATATGTCCTTTTTTCCTATCCTCTTTGTGATAAAATACTTTAATCCTGTAAGATCCAAATATTTTGCCATTTTTTCTCCTTCTTTCTATGCAAATGCCGCATCTATCTCACTATTGGTTATTGCAACCATATCTGACTTCTTTATATAGCTGCTTAGATCAATTTCTCTTGTACCTAATTTTTCATACTTATTGTTGATCCATAAATATTCATCATACACATTCTGTCCACTTCCAGAATTGGCAATTAAATAAAACGTTCCCTTAACGCCTGTTGATGGCAATGTCTGCACTACTTGAAAATCCAATTTAGTAATACCGGCCATCGCTGTTGAAATGGCCGATGTTACAAATGCTGTTGATGCGGCCTGAGTATTATTTGTACCAGCTGATGCTGTTGGCACTTTAGGTGTACCAGTAAAAGACGGACTCGCTATAGGTGCTTTCTTAGTTAGCTCAGCCTGTACTGCCTTGTTTTGTACCGGGTTTGTTGAAGTGTTACTCAGTTCACTATCTACTGTTGTCTTATTTGCACCTTCCGCTATTCCATCAAGCTTTTTCTTATCACTTACTGACATAAGACCATGTGCAGTCTGTGTTGCATCAGAATAAGTTGTATTTGTCGGTGTTCCATATGTACCATCCCCTCGTAAATACTTTCCCTGATCGCCAGCTGCCGGTGCAGGTACCAATCCTGACGTTCCAGCTGCTGAAGCTGTTGCACCTTTCATAACAGCATACGTTGTATTTTCTTTCGGTGGTGTATATCCAAGTGCTTTTATTACATTGCCATGCCCGGGATGCCGAGCGTGACTCTGCTCGCTGATACGCCTGCTGCCTTGATGATATCCTTGTCCACTGTCTGCTGATTCTTGAACGACCACATCAGGATAGCGGCTATACAGCCCTTCAATGTCTTGCCTTTCTTTCTGACATTGTGAGCCAGGAGCTCATTCTCCATGCACTGTCCTCTTAAGTACTCCACCCAGTCTTCCATGATTTCCTTTGGCTTAAGTTCTGCTGCCTCGACATCAATCTTGCCGAGTGCTGCCGTGAGCTTATCGCACAGCTCCGGGATTTCTCCGTTTGTGTACAGGTCCACGAAATCAGCCTGTATTCCATTTTCTTTCGCCACTACCTTGAGGGATTCTATATCACCCTCGTTAAGCAGGTTTTCTGCGAGCTCATTAATCTCATTAAATGAATCAAATTCTCCAAACTTATCAAACATATGGTTTCTCCTTTAAAAAACTCCATTTATCGTATTTTCGCTCCGTATCTGTAAAATCCGGATAAAACTCATCCAGATATGCTCTGAACATGCCGAGCATCTCTTTTCTGTTTCCACTGCTGCCATTGTCCATCATATGATGATGGTACCGGCATCCGACAGCTCCGTTCTGCCTGATGCCAAGTCCCATGGATGAGCGCGGTATGTAGTGCATAATATCTGTTATGTCCATCTCAGGGACTGCTGCCGGAGGCATCTCGTAGCCTGCCCGGCAGAATATGCACCTGTAATTGTCACGCTCTCTTATGGCAGTGCGCTCTTTTTGTGAAAATTCAAGATATTTTGTATATTTAGGCATATGGATTTTTCCTCTTAATGTGTTATAATATTTTTATGGTTTTTCTTTTATTGTTGTTTTTCACGCAGAGTCCGGTCAGGAAATCAGATTTTCCCGACCGGTCTTTTTTATGCCTCAATCTGCATGACATATGGTGTGTCGCTCTCCATACGCTCATCTACATCCTGGAGCATGATATCTGTCAGCTCCTTCAATGCTTCAAACATGCTGTCGGTGATGAGTCTCTTATCGTGTTTCTCCTTCACTACTCCGATTATGTAGCCGGCTGTGAGTGCAGCTTCCTTTGCATCTGCGCTCTCCTCAATCTTTCCGATCATGCCGATGCACTTCTTGAACTCCTTATACTTTTTCATTCCTGCTGTGTGCTTCTTAAATAATTTCATGTTTTTTCTCCTTATGATGCTGCTTTCTGTTCTTTTGCCACCTCTGATGTCATGATTCCGATATCAAGTGGCTTCTCTGCCTTGATGGCAGCATTTAACTGTTCTGCTGTTTCAATTCCAAGTTTTTTGAGTGCCTCTTTAAGTTTGTTCTCCATAAGTGACCTCCTAATATACCCAAATCCTCATTCCGAGTCTTGGCTTGTCAATCAACTCAATAAATTTCACTCCGAGTGAATCAAAGTCCTCTATCTCATCATGTGCCCTGACTCTTATGCCTTTGTACACAAGCTCGACATCCTCATTCGTGGATCTATACACTTCCATGTAAGATACCGGGCCTATTCTGCTTATTACTTCTTTGAGCTTGAAATCTGCTTTCTCCGTCTTTATCACCTTCCTTTAGCCGGAAATCTTCTTACCAGGTCTCTGGCTGCCATCTGAAATGCCTGTTCTCTCTCGTCTCCTGTGGCTCTGATTATTTCCCGGCCATTCTGCAAAATCCTGATTGTGTGCTCACCGGGTTTTTCTTTCAGTGTCATTGAGAGATGGTGCCGCTTCTGACGAGGCAAATACGCACTATAAAATAGGTCTGTCAGTGTTTTCAATCCTTTTCAATCCCTTCTCTCTTAAATGCTGCGCTATCATAAAATCACAGTTTGGGCTTACATAAATCCTTTATCACATGCTCTATCACGAATTTCTTGCACTCAACCATCTCCTCTTTTGATGGCTGAGTGTTCGTCTTTTGTATGATCCATACAATCAACGCATATTTTGTCCACTTATTTTCAAGCCACCCTATCAAGCAAGTTATCAATGCTATGATGAATATTAGTTTCAATTTTTCTCACGCTCCTTCCTAAATCAGATTTCTCCCCGGGCTTACCGGAGCACCACACGAAATGGATTTATTATGGTTTACAAGAGGATTTGCTATATGTATGGGGAGTTTTGTGGTGCTCCGGTAAGCCCGGATGTATTTTTTTATTGATTCAGCATGCACTTCACTTCTGCCTTGAGTTCAATGAGGCTTGCAAAGTATGCTGCCTCTGTGAGGGCTTTTTCTCTCTTGAGTTTCTGATACTTCTCCTCGTTCCAGTCCTCTCTAGTGTTCATGCAGAATCTGTTATATATTTCCTCTTTTCTGCTGTTTATCTCATCTGCTTTTTCTATTTTCTTGAGGATTTTCTCAAGTCCGAGTGATTCTTCCTTTGTCATGGTTCTTTCCTTTCTCCTCTTATCTCGTCTAATATTTCATGCAGTAATGCGGTCTGGTACATTATTTCCTTTCCTATAACAGAGTCCGGATCTATACATACCGACTTTCTTTTCTTTTTTGCTTTTTCTCTCTTGATTTCATCTCTTTGCGTTTCTGCAAACTTCGAAATTTGTTTATAAATTTGATTTCCCATATGGTTTTGTCCTTTCCGTGCTATTCTCTCCTTGTGATTATTCCTTTAATCGCTTAATAAAATCATTATTGCAATTATTAAAAACGGGAGAAAAAGTATTACTTCTGTCATGGTCTTTTCCTTTCCTTGTTTCTTACCAGAGGACCTTTAAAAGTCTTGCCCTTGTGTTATATGGTTGATTGTTATTCAACCTTTTCTGCAAAAAAAATTTCATCTCTGATCTCATTAGTTAGATGAAGTATTCCCTGCATGGCAATTATCTCTGAAGCTTTAAATTCTGTCTCATTATTAAGTTTCTTGTATAAGCCTTCTCTTGTTATTCCCAGCTTTGATGCAATGGCTGTAATTGTAATTCCTGATTCAGAGATAATCTCATTAAGTTTCTTGCTGTCTGTCAAAATAATGCCTCCTTTCTCGTTGAATATCATTCAACCTATAATCATAATATACCCGCGTTGATTGTGTGTCAACTCTTTTTTACATTTTTGTTGAATTTAATTCTCACATATGTTATCATTCATTTAGAAAGTAGGTGATTAATATGACTATTCAAGAGGGAATCGGTAAACGTATCCGTTCTCTTAGGGAATTTAATAAACTATCTCAAACTGAACTTGCAATTAAAGTTGGTTATAAAGACAAAACCTCTATCGCAAAAATTGAGGCAGGAAAAGTAGATTTACCACAAAGTAAAATTTTTGCATTTGCTAAAAATTTAGGAACAACACCATCTTATATACTTGGAGATAACGAATTCCCTAACCATGTGGAAGAAAACCACTCTTTTATTAATGATAATGATAAAACGATTCTTGATAAGTACCGCCAGCTTAATGATGAGGGTAAGCAACGGCTTCTGGAGCGTGCCGACGAGCTTATTGAGCTGGGCTATATTGCAAAAGGGGACGCACTAAAGGAGGCCTGAAATATGTTATTAATAAAAACATTATAGAGTTAGAGTAGTCTTATCAATAGTTTGTGTATTCGAAAATACTTTAAAAATTATTAAACGAAGAAGAAAATTTTAATTATACAAAGGAGGATTTCATATGGCAATAAAAGATAAATCCCAAAGACAACCTAAAAAAATAGCCTCAAAATTAAGTTATAAGATTAGTTATATCATTTCACTGGTTATAGCAATTATACTTTTAGCTTTTGGTCTTCTTTCTATACCTGCTGTAAGCATAAAATTTGGTATAATCTTCATTTTATCTGGTTTACTTTTTCTATTTATGTTTAAATCATATAGAAAACTCTACAAAAATTATGATTACCATAAAGAAAATGGTCTCAATAATTATGGAAAAGCAAAGGCTTCTGAGGACAACAATGTTATTGAAAATAATATTGATATTTCCAATATTCCAGAAATAACAGTTGATGATATTACAGAATCACATCCACTAGAGAAGAAAGCTTACGAGTTTAAAGTTGTTGGTGTCACCTTCAAAACAGGGCGTAAAAGCCGACAAACAGCCCTACGACATATACACTTCAACGATGAACCTTACGAAACAGTTGATATTCAGATCAAAGAATATGACTATGAAGGTGAACTTGCTCTTGGTGTATATGCTAATGACTTTCAGGTTGGAAATATTGCCAAAGCCGATATCAATAGAGTTTCTTCTCTATTATCTGATGATTATACAATATACGATTATAAAATATATGGTGGCGGTGATAAAAATTGGGGAATGTCTATTACATTATCCAAAATTGTTAATAGCTAGGAGGAATTTATATGGGAATGATTAAATGTCCTGAATGTGGAAAAGATTTTTAAATTCATATTTTTGCGCCGGCGCAAATTTTAATCTTATTTTTAATATGAATACTTGACAAGACTAATTCATATGCTATAATGTAGCTAATTAGCGAATGACTGCTGTGCGGTCGCAAAATTAGTCTTGGTTTATTCCAAGGCTTTTTTTGCGTTTATGAGGATTTTACAATGAATAAACAAATAACTTATACTGACGTATATAGTCAGCTAGAAAAATTAAAATCTCAAAATCTTATAATATCAGATGAGGCTTTTGCTATTAGTGCTCTTTCGAGATATGGTTATTCAAACCTAATCAAAAGCTATAGAGAACCATACATAATCAGGTACAATGATTCTATATATTATAAGGATGGCGTTACTTTTGAGCAAATTTTATCTTTATTTATTTTAGATAAGAATCTGAGAAACTCTGTCATGGCCGCTATGCTGGATCTGGAAGAGTTCATTAAAGAAGCTGCTGCCGATGTGATTTCAAAATCATTCAGTACTGCCTCTGCAAAATATCTTAATTATAGGAATTATGCTAATAAGAAACGTAGAAAAAAGAGATTTACACTTTCTGAAACTTTAGAAAAGATAAAAAAGGCATTGTATTCAGATAAAGATCCAATACACCACTATATGTCAAAGTATGGTGATGTTCCACCTTGGATACTCTTTAAGGGGGTATATTTTACTACAATTGTTAATTTTGTCGGATTCTTTAAAACTCCTGAGCAAAATGAAATGATATCCCATTTATACCATGACCACTACGATTTTATTTACGATGATTCCATGAAAAAACTTATGATGGATACTCTTTTCATTTGTATTGATTACAGAAATATGTCCGCGCATGGAGGTCGTATTTATAACTATCAGAGTCGCAATACCCTGCGAAAAGACGAGATTTTTCATGCGGATTATGGTTTAATGACCTCTGGTTTTAGCGAATTGCTTTTTATATTAAGTTTGTTATCATACACAACACCTTTTGACCGACTTAATAACGCTCTTCAATATGAACTCAATCGTCACTGCTCTCTTTTTCCTGATGACAGTGAATATCTTTCTAAAATATTAAATATTGATATTGTTAAAAAGAATTTTGTATATTATAAAGCATCTGGTTCAAAGTATCACACTATTCCATCATGTAGTGGTATGCAGGATGCTATTCAAATTGACATCGAAGAGGCAAAGTCTCTTGGTTTATCACCGTGTAAAAGGTGCTGTAACTAAACAAACGCCCTGCAGCTACCAACTGCAGAGCGATTATATAGATGTTACCTATTAACCCGAGGGCCAATATAATAACTCCATAAGCAAGTCTTATTATATCACATGCCCTCTTTTTTAGAAAGGGGCTTTTTATATGTCTAAAACTGTCGCTATCTATGTCAGGGTTTCAACAGGGAAACAGGCTGACAGAGACTCTATCCCTTTTCAGATTCAGGAATGCTCCAACTATGTGAAGCATTTTCTTAAAACTGAAAATTTTGAAGTATTCAAGGATGCTGGGCGCTCCGGCAAGAACACTCACCGTCCGGAGTATCAGAGAATGATTGAAAAGGTCAAATCCGGCATGATTTCTCATGTCGTGGTGTACAAGATTGACCGTATATCACGTAATCTCGTGGACTTCTCTATTATGTACAATGATTTCAAAGAGCACAAGGTTGCATTCATCTCTTTAAATGAGCAGTTCGACACCTCTAGTGCCATCGGTGAAGCCGTGCTCAAGATTATCCTCGTGTTTGCTGAGCTGGAGCGCAAGCTCACAGGTGAGCGTGTGCGTGACATAATGATGAACCGCGCGCTCGAGGGCAAGTGGAACGGTGCCAGAGTACCGTATGGCTGGGACTGGGATACAAAGAAGCAATGCCCGGTGCATTCTGATACTGAGGCAGAATATGCCCGGATGATGTACAGGCTCTATGATGAGTGCCACTCTACCTGTGTGGTGCGTGATTACTGCAATGCTCACGACATCCCGACCAAGCGTGGCGGTGAGTGGACCAGCAAGACCGTGGCTGATTTTCTCAGGAATCCTATGAATGTCGGTGACTACCGCTACAATTACAGGAAATCTGCCAGAGGCAAGAGGAATGATCCGTCTGAGGTTATCTATGTGAAGGATGTATTTCCACCTCTTATTGACAGAGAGCTCTATGAGAGGGTGACTCATCAGATGGACCTGAACACCTTCGGACTCGGCAAGGATGGGCGCAAGGTGGTCAGCAAGAAGACTCATGTGTTTGGCGGCCTTGTCGTATGTGGTCTGTGCGGGGCTTTCTATCACTCCGATGCCGATGTGGTCAGAGCCGATGGTTTCAGGCCGTCGAATTATCGATGCGGTGCTCACAACAAAAAAATTCACTGCAAGGCAAAGGGCACCTCTGATGTGAAGCTCGGACCGTTTATTTTCAACTATATCTCAAATCTGGTCAAGGCTTCCAAGTCAAAGAAACTGCTGCACTCTGTCTCTGATCTGGAGCAGATACTCCTCACCGGCCCGGAGTTTGAGCAGGTGGCAGGCATCGCTGACATTGGACTGGATGTCACCTTTGACACTATCATGCATGGTTTCAAGCCAAAGCGGTACACTGCTGCACCTTATACCGTCATCCGCTCCGGTGATTCTGATGCACTCACAGCAAAAAGAGATAAGACCATCAGAGCGCTTGAGAGGCTCAAGAAGCTGTTTTTATTTGAAGATGATGCAATGAGTGAAAAAGAATATCTGATGTCTAAGAGGGAGCTTGAGGGCACGCTCAGCGACATAGAGAATGAGCTGTCAGCTCTTGAAGCCGACACTGCAGATACAAAATACGATGACATGTCTTTCATCTCCACTGCATCCGGATTTTTAATTGCTCATCAGATTGCATCAGGTGAGCACATCAACTACAGGGAGCTCGCCTGTGCTGTAGATGCAAAGGTGCTTAAAGATTTCGTGAACAGTGTGATTGAGAGGATTGTTCTGCTGGACGGACGCGTGGCTTCGATAGAGTTTAAGAATGGACTCGTTCACGAGTTCCTTTACAGAGAATAAGAGCAGGCTGAGGAGGCAGCCTGCTCTCTTTATGTGTGTATGAGTAAGATTAGATTAACAAGAAAGGTTGATTTTACAAGGTTTTAGGCATCTTGTTTTTAGAGTTCATCTGACAGCCGAATGTCTTTACAAAATAAGTCATAGGACGGCCGATTTCTTTAGATTTCTTTTCAACAAAATCCTTTGCCTTTGCCATGTAGTAATACTGCCTCTCAGGCTCATGTGCCGGTGGTGTCTTTGTTATATCTATATCGTAGCTCATGTTATATTATGTTTCCTCTCAAATTAATTCTATAATACTTTACCTGACTATTCCCTGATCTGACCGCTGCCGTAAATAATATACTTATAGCTTGTCAGTGCTTCAAGCCCCATAGGTCCCCTTGCGTGAAGCTTCTGTGTGCTGATGCCTATCTCAGCTCCAAAGCCGAATTCATTTCCATCAGAAAATCTGGTTGAAGCATTTACATAAACGCACGCAGCATCTATCTCATTTAAGAACTTCTGCGCATTGTCGTAATCATTTGTAACGATTGCCTCAGAATGTGATGTGTTGTATCTGTTGATATGCTCGATTGCCTCATCAATACTGTCAACAATCTTTACCGACATGATGTAATCAAGATACTCCATACCCCAGTCATCGGCAGTGGCCTCTGTCACATCATCTCTTCCTTGCAGTATAGCCTGCGCTCTTTCATCACAGTGCAGCTGTACATGATGCTCTCTTAGCTTATCGTACAGCTTTGGCAGAAACTCCTCTGCTATGGCACTGTGTACTACAATCGACTCACATGCATTGCAGACACTGATTCTTTGAGTCTTTGCATTGTTTATAATATTAACAGCCATATCAAAGTCAGCATCCTTGTCCACATATACATGGCAGTTGCCTGTACCGGTCTGGATGACAGGGATTGTGGCATTTTTGACAACATTTTGGATGAGTCCTGCACCGCCTCTTGGTATGAGCACATCCACATACTGATCCATCTTCATAAACGCATTTGTTGTCTCTCTGTCTGTTGACTCAATAAGTGCAAGTGCAGCAGCAGAAACCAAATTGTCCGTCAAGGCCTTTTTTAAAGCCTTTACTATTGCGATATTGGTATTTATCGCATCACTTCCACCCTTCAATATGACACAGTTGCCTGTCTTAAAGCACAGACCAAAGGCATCTGATGTGACATTTGGGCGCGCCTCAAAAATGATTCCCACAACACCGATTGCAACTCTTCTTTTTCCGATAATAAGGCCATTAGGACGCTTTGCCATAGACATCACTTCCCCAATTGGGTCTGCAAGCTTTGCTATCTGTCTGAGTCCGTCAGCCATGCCAAGGAGCCTGTCATGGTCCAGCGAGAGCCTGTCAATCATGCTCTTTGCCTTCATATTTTCCTCTGCTGTAGCCACATCCCTTTTGTTTGCCTCAAGGATTTCTTCCTCTGCCTTAAGCAGATTGTCCGCTGCATCGTTTAATACCTTATTCTTGATATCTGTATCCAGTGTTCCTATCTTTACTCTGGCCTCGTATGCATCCGCACAAATTTTTTCTAAATCAGTCATCAATAAACACCTCTCTCTTATCTGTTATCACTCCATCTAAGGGTACGTCATATTCATCTTCAAACGTCATGCTGCTAAGTAACTGGAAATCGTAGCCCACTCCAACTGCCATGACAGTGTCTCTTTTTGTAAAAGACGATAAATATCTGTCATAAAAGCCCTTTCCGTAACCGATTCTGTAACCGGTATCCGAAAATGCAAGCCCCGGCACTATCATAAGCGCCCTGCCATCCTCCTGCGTATACTCCTTCGTCATATCAGGCTCTTTAATATTAAATGAACCACAATTAAGCTCATCAAGGCTTCTTACCCTGTAAAAGGACATTGTATTGCCCGAAACCCTCGGATAATATATCCTTTTTGCTTTGTTTATTAAATAGGCAAAATACTCATCAGTATTCACTTCATTTCTGATAGCTGAATACAAAAGTATGTTGTCATAATATCTGTCGAGCTCTAAAGCTATGAGCCTTTTATAAATTTCATGGCTCATGTTGTGGCACTCATCAGCACCCAGAAGGCCTCTTTGCTTTTTTAGCCTGCTACGAATTTCTTTTTTTGTTTCCAT